TTAAGATTGTAATTCTAATAATTTTTTAGCGGCCCATTGTTTACACTCACTCGCAGTATCTCGAGTAGCTGTATAACGTTTACCCAAATAACGGACAGTGATGCGCCACGCGTCTCCGCGCTTAACCGGCTTTTGCATAATAACACTCCAAATTTTATGGTACTGCAATGGAAATATAAAGCGTTTTTTAATGCGAATTTTGAATTGACCTATAGACATAAAAAAACCACCTAACTCTTTCGAATTAAGTGGTTTTTGAATTTTGGAGCGGGAAACGAGACTCGAACTCGCGACCCCAACCTTGGCAAGGTTATAATATTTGAAATAAATCAATTGCTTAAAATTGAGTGGTGGCGCAATGGGGGCAGGGTGATTTTATTGTAATAAAATATTTATTTTATATCATTTTATGAGCAAAATAGATATTAATAATGTTCATTCATTTTAAAAGAAGCAAAAAATTTATGAAAGACGGTTTTAACAAATTAAGAAAGTTATCGGAAAATGCTAAAAAACTTAATGGTGAACAACAAGTTTCTTTAGGTACTTTATTTAATGATGGGTTTCTTCAAACTAATACTGATTTCGAAAATATTGATGAACTATTTGAGAAGGCGGGGTTTAAAGTAGAAACAGAAGAAGATTTTGCGGCTATCCCGCAGGAAGACATTGATACTTTTGTTCGAGAAAACACTAAGTTTGATAGTTTCACAGATATGCAGCAACATGCAGCAACTGAGTATATGCGTAAGCAATTATTCAAAGGATTAAAATAATTAAAGGCGCATATAGCGCCTTTTTTTAATTTTTACGTCTTGCTTGCCTTTGGGCTTTAGCCTTATTTAGATTATCTAAAATCGGCATGACAGTGGCAGGGTTATAAAGATGTTTACCATTAGTACCAAGATTATGAGCCCGTAATTCATCAACAATGGTTTTTCTTGATAAACTATATCGCTCCATTAACCATGCTGCTGTAACTCGATTTGGTATTTCTTCCGCTTTAATTTCTAAAACCTTGCCGATGTTTGGTACATCGTCATGTATAAAAATTTGTGGCGGTTTCTCTGATTCAACTACAACAATATATTTCCCCATTACGCAACTTCTCCAATGCTAATTAAAATTTCTTCTGGTAAATCGTCGGTGTCTTTTTCAATCAAACTTCGCATCGCTTTTTCATAGCCTCCATTAATAGATCTTGTACTTCTCGTTTAGACTCACGGCGCTCCATAACGATTTCATCCATCGTGTCTTTTGCAATGATGTGATAGATATAAACAGGGCGGTCATAGCCCGCTTGCGCTTGGCGTGTTGGTCCAATACGTTCGATAATTTGTTGGTACTGTTCCAAATCCCACCAGTGAGAAAAGAACACAAGGATATTTCCACCGTCTTGTAGATTAAGCCCGTGACCTGCGCTTGCAGGATGGGCAAATAGCACAGGGATTTTGCCTGCGTTCCAATCGTGAATCGTTTGCGGGTCTTTATCTAAATGGCGACCTTTTGGGAATGCTTTTAATAAACGCTCAAGGTCGCTTTTAAAATGGTATGCAACCAACACAGGCATGCCCGCAGCTTCTTCAATTACTGATTCAAGCGCCTGAATTTTTAAATCATGGATAGGGTGCCAAGTGCCGTTTTCATCGGTGTAAATAGAACCGCTTGCAATCTGCAAACACTTCATTGTTTTTGATGCTGCATTGAATGCTTCTACTTCAACCGTTTCAGCTAGTTCAATGAACATTTCCTTTTCCATTTCTTCATAGGTCTTACGGGCTTTACCTGTAAGCTCTACTTCGATCGGGTAAACAATTGGTTCTTTAATATTGAAATAATCTTTAGCTTCAATGCTCAAACACACATCATTAATTCGTGCATGAATTTCGCCTTGACTATGATCAAAGGGCACAAGGTTTACCGCATTACGATCTACGCCTACTTGTATTTGTTGGAACCAACGATCTGTAAAAGAACTGAAACTTGTGCCTAATCTTTGACCACGATCAATGAACCATAGTTGGCCCCAAAGGTCTTTAAGCCCGTTGGGTGCAGGCGTTCCCGTTAATTCAATGAATCGTTTGACTCGAGTATGTGCAACTTTACCTAAGGCGCGTGCACGTACCGAACCTTGTCTTAAACGAAAACCTTTTAGCTTTGTGCTTTCATCAGCGACCACTTTTGTAAAAGGCCATTTGCTGCCTAGAAAATCAATTAACCATGGTAGATTTTCATAGTTAATTGCGTACGCATTTGCTTTTTGTTTTAAAGCACGTACACGGTCTTCAGGTGAACCAACTACCGCCACAACTTTATAATCTTGCAGGTGTTCCCATTTCTTAGCTTCATCGGGCCATGTAGTTGCAGCAACTCGCAAAGGGGCGACTACAAGAGTCGGCCCCGGCTCAAACAATTCAAGAATTTCTAAAGCGGTGAGGGTAGAGGATGTTTTACCGGTACCCATTCCCGCAAACACGGCGCAACGTTCATTATCAAGAATGTGGTTGATAATTAAATGTTGGTAGTCGTGTGGTACGAATTTACGTGGTTGAGTCATGGGTTTGGCTCCGATTTCATAAAACCGATCCAATGCGTATTTGCACGTTTACCACTTGGGTGCCCGAACCACGGTTTTTGATCTGTTAAGGCTAGAACTTCGCTGACTTTAATTTGGGTTTCATTCCATTTGAAAATCAACATACCGTTTAGTTTGAGCACACGAAAGCACTCCGAAAAACCTTTGGCCAAGTCTTCTTTCCAGTTTTCACCTAATTTCCCATACTTCAAAGCAAGCCAACTTTTATCGCCTGCATGCACTAAATGTGGTGGGTCAAAAACTACTGCATGAAAAGTCTCATCTTCAAAAGGCATGTTTCTGAAATCCATTTCGATGTCTGGATTGATTTCAAGTGAGCGCCCATCACACAAAATATGTGATTCTTTACGTATATCCCCAAAGGTCACATTTGGATTGCTACGATCAAAATGAAACATACGAGAACCGCAACAAGGGTCTAAAACTTTAGCCGTCATTTTTCACCTGCCTTATTCGCACCCCAAGCAGATAAGCTGTCTTGTTGTGCAGGAATAAATTTAATAAGTTGATGCTCTCTAAGTCCCTGAAGTAGCTTTCTAAACTTATTCAGACTTAGTCCTTTATCTTTAATGCGAAGGGCGCTATACATTTGGCGCGTATAAGCGACCTTATTTGCATTTATGAATTGAAGAGCTTCTTGCTCAATTTCATTTAAGTTCGGGCAAGCAATCTTTTCTTTATTAGTAAAGTTCACCCTAGTAACTCCTCAATTCGCTCTATGCTGTCTATAACTTCAACTCGTTGGCCCATCTTGCGCATGCGTTCATGTTCACGTGCTTGGGCTGGGGTTGGCTTTTCCTTTGGTGCCTTTAGCTCTGCCCAAAAAGTATTGTCTGGTAGCATTACCAAACGGTCGGGTGCAGAGTTTCGGCTAATCCATTTAACCTTGCGAACTTCACCCCCTAGGGCTTTGACCTTGTCCACAAGGTATTTTTCAATTACTGATTCGCGCATGTTTATGCCCGTAAAGGCATAAGCACGGCGCGCACGTTTTTAATTTCTGTACTTAAAAAATCAATATGCGCAGCGCTTGAAGGTCCGACTGTTGGAGTTACCTTGACTTGTGGTACTAAACTTTTATCACCAAGGGTTTTAGCAATTTTTTGGAAATCAACTAAGTATTTCCAATCGAAAGTAGGGTATTCACCTTTATACTCATCGCCTTTTTCTTTAGGGATAACACGTTGCCACGCGGGATATTTATTATCGAAGGCTCTAAAACGTTCGCTTATGTCTGTGCCTAATACTTCCAAAGTACCGTCAGGCCCATCTAAGGTTACTTTTACTAATTTTTTAAGGTCTTTAATTCCTGTAGCTTTCTTTGCAAGAAATTCAATCGCATCACGTGGAATAATGACTTGTTGTAGTTTGGCGTCTAACCCTTCAACTTCTGCGTAAAACATTCTGTGACCATCAGTTGATACAACGTGTCCTTGGTCAATAGCTACGCCCTGTAAATAATGGCGCACATCTTTTTTAGCTGAGCAGATAACAGCGGCTTTTAAAGTCGCCAAAGGTATTGAAAATTTAATCATGGTGTTAATCCTTCTTATAGCGATATGACTCAAAGCCCGCTGCCGCTAAAGGCAAATCAAGTGCCCATTCGGGATTGGTAGCAAGCAGGCTTGATAGATGTTCATGGTTGTATTCCGGTACGTCATCAGCTTCTGTAATCACTTCATCGTGTACAGATAAATCAATTTCGTAACCTGAACTGTCGATTAAAGGCATGTTGTGGCCTAGCACATCACGGGCAACTGCTTGCGTAATGTTCTCGGCAAACTTGCCGCCATAGGTGTGTAGGCGTTCCCATTTACGTGTGTATTGGTTATTGCCCATGTAAGAAATTCTGTTGTCATCCGCTTTTGCGCCCGGATAACAAAGGAAGCGACCGCTTGGCAATTTGATATAAAGCCAAGAGCCCTTTTTAATGAAAATTACTTTGCGGCATGGAAAAGGTTTATCAGGGTTGTTAATGGCATTTATCGCTGCCACGCGTAACTCGTTCCACCATGCGGAAATATTCGGATGTGCATAACGCCATGAGCGTTTGAACGAATCACAAACTAACCATGTGTTTTTCTTTAAACCGAAAGTAGTGCGCTTTTCTTTTTTATGCCATTCCCAAGCGCGGATTGCTTCATTCATTATGCTTGGGTCAATGCTGTCAAAAGCCTGTGCAGCCATGTCGTCAAGGTCTAAGCTGTATGCAACTGCGAATGTTAAAAACGCGCCCACACCGCCTTCATAACCTAAGGCTAATTCTTGAACCTTACCGACTTGGCGTTGCTCTTTGTCTACTTCTTCAGGCGATACGCCAAATGATTTTGCATAAGCCAACTTATAAAGGTCGTGGCCTTTGCCCGCATCGAAATCATAGAATGCTTTAATTTTCCATGTTTCACCTGCAAGCCAAGCTAATGCACGACCTTCAATGTTTGATAGATCGGCTACAACTAGCTTTTTGCCTTCTGGCGCACAGATACAACCACGAATTGCAGAACTGGTAAGCTCCATGACATTTTCATAGAACATATCGGCACAGCCGATTTTTAAAGTCTCAATACCTTCGTCAATTACATCTTGCTTGAGTGTAGGGCGCGGCAAGTTTTGCGGTTGGAATAAACGGCCCGCCCATCGTCCCGTGCGTGATGCACCGTTAAACTGTAAAGTTCCGCGTAATCGACCGTCTGAGCTAACACCTTTAGCGAGCGCGGTGTATTTTGCTGTACTGGTAGTTGAAGCCTGTAAACGGATGGCAAGCAATTCGCGAACTGCAAGTGGCAAAGAGTCGTCATTAATACGGCGCTCTAAAGTTGATTTCTGCATATCTGGCAGCGAAACACCATGCGCTTCAAGAATATGCTTAAGCATTGCATCGCGTTGGGTAGCCGCTTGCACTTCACCATCTGTTAATGCAACCGTGCGTTTTGCCAATCCCTTTTGCGCTTTGTCTACTGCTTCAATTGCAGATTTAACAAGTTCAAGGTCAATGCAAACACCACGGTCGTTAATTTTTTGGTCAAGGTGCCAAAGCGCTAATTCAGCCCCACGATAATTCCACTTTGGAATTTTCTTGTGTAATTCGCGCATTGCTAAAATATCGTTCTTGGCATAGTCAAGAAAACGCGCCCATTCAAGCGGGTGCGTTTCACCAGTAGCACGGCGCAATTTTTGATTAGCGGGGCGGGGCTTACAGAAAAGCTGAATAAGTTGTTTACCTGCTTTGTCTTTTGCCTTGTCCTGATCAATCTTGAAAATCTCACAAAGTGAGCCAAGTGAACCGGGTAACGAATGGCTCAAAGCTTGAACCATTGTGTCTTCCCAACGTTCGATTGGTAGAACAATATCAAGGCCCATCTTCGGCAAAGCATGACGTAAAACAGTACGGTCAAAATGTGAATTGTGAGCGATAAGTTTAACGTTTGGATTGTTCAATAATTTGCAAAGTTCATTTGATAAAGGGCTAGAAGCAACGTCTTCTACATGAACAGGGCCGTCATTTAATGCCCATGCAAATACGATAATTTCAACTTGTTCTGCATAAGCATGTGTGCCGTTTTTAATTGGCACAGGGCAATATGTTTCAAGGTCAAGCCAAAGGATATCTTGCATTTTTATAATTCCTATTTCGCTTTGGTAAAGTGAACGCAGAGGGTCAGCAATACATTCACTTTCCAAAGCAACCCGCTTAATGCGAGATGCTTTTAGGGTTAGGCTTCGAAAACACCTTGATAGAATTCGCCTTGAAGTTCGGCTAATTTTCCTTTCAGGATTTCGATAAATTGATCAGCACGTTTTTGATCGTGGTTGTCTTTACCTACAAAACGCAAAATAAATGTAGGTTCAGAGTTATTTACGGAAATACGGAGGGAAATGGTGATTGCTTCAACAGGCAAGCCTTTGTAGCTTTCAGTGTTCAACACGATTGCAGTAGGTAAGTTTTCATCAATGCCTGTAGCTTCTAGGCTTTCTGCAGCACTACGTTGATAACCCATTTCAGCAACATGGCTGTTTAATTCCGCGTTTTTAGCAATTTTTACTTTGCGTAATGCGCGAATGCCTTTATCGAATGGGATTACGGTATTTAAGGTTGCCCCATCTTCACCAGTAGATTTACCTTGAAGGGTAATGGACTCGGCCCAATCGTCTAACAGATCGATTAAATCTTCTTGGTTATAGCGGCGGGTATTAGCAATTTCAAAAGCAATAAATTCAGGCTTTTTATCTAAAACTAAAACGGCAGTGTCGTCAGCATGACCAGGGTCGGCTTCGTTACCAATATTAAAAAACGCTTCTGCTTTAAGTGTGCTACGGGTATTAATGAAATTTTTTAAGCCTGCAACGCCACGTGCTTTTGCATACTCAACAAACGAATCAATATTGCTTGTGTTGAAAGTGCCGCGGAAACGGTCACGCAAAGCATTAAATTTTTCTGTGCTATGGACCTTAAAACCTTCAGGTACGATTGCAATTGAAGCGGTTTTATCAACCTGAACAGGTAAGTTGCCTTGTGCTGCAATTGCTAGCGCTGCGATTTTGTCTACGTTTAGTTGTTCCATGTGTTATTTACCTTATAAAGTTTGGTAGGAAAGGGATTAGCCGTTTAAATAATCTTCGGCTTTGACGCGTTCAGGCATTAAAGACAACTTGCCGCCTTGAAGAACATGCATAGGGGTTTTGCCGCTTGCATTTTCGTTTTTGTCACCTGTTTCAGTTGGTGCTTTGAAACTGATCTTGTGAGCAACTTCAACTTGGTTACTGTCAGAAATCTGGTTAATGGTTAATTCCAAAGTAACTTTGCCGACTTTGCCGTGTGTCACTACAGCACCCGCTACAGTTGAAAGGAATAGACCTAATTGCTTTTCAGCTACACCGCCTTTTAGGTCGCTAAGGAATTGAGGTACATCGGTTAAATTATTCATTGTTGTTTTCCTCATTTAGGATTTAAAAATTCGGGTCACACTATCGCAGTGACCGCGGTAAACGCCTTCTGAGTCAAGGTGCAAAATCGTTTACTGCCATGGTTATTTCCAGTATCGACACTCATGGCTTGTCGATTAGCGCCGGTCTCCTAACGCACTGGCTCACTCATATTTTTATGCGCCTGCAAATAACGGGTCTTCCGTTTCATCAGATGCGCTTAAATCTTCGAAATCGTCTTCAGACGCTACGCCCCCACCTGCAAATGCTTCACCATCTTTCAGGAACTGCACACCGCGAAGTGATGCGTTGATACGTTTGCCGTAGTTGTTGTCTTGGCACCAAAGTTCAATTGCAGCATTCACGTAGCAACCTGCATAAGGTCGACCGTCTGCTTGAACTAACGGTGTTTTACCGTCACGGTCGAAAATTGTTGGACGGATTTTATTACGTGCTGAAATAAAGTAGTTACCCGCATAGCCTTCGTAATCGCCTTTAGTGTCACCATCGTGTAAAGCCATACGGTCTTTGGTTTCGATTTCTTTTTTAACTTGAGGCCATTTAGCGCCCCATTTTTCAGCTCCCATTTTGTCCATCGCCTTACGGATTTCATCAAGCTGCGGATGATCGCTAGCAAGAATGAAAGACGCAGAGAAAGCGGGGTCACCTTCGCCATTTACGGTTTTAGCTTCAAACAAAGCAGGGAAAGCAAGGCGTACATTGTTTAAACGAATTTTCATGGGTATTACTCCGATACTGTTAAATCTTCAAATTGTGGTTTCATGTCCAAAGCAGGACGTTTGTCGCTTTCAGGTGCGACAGTGGGTTTACCGTCCGCCTGAGTAATAAGGGCTTCAATTTTTGTCCATTGGCGCGGGCCGATAACTTCTTCTTTTTGAAGTGCTGCCGCTTTGGTTGGACTAATTAATTTCAGGTCATACATCTGTTCAGTTTTAAGACGCATGCTCTTAAGCAGTTTTTCCGCTTCTTCTGCATCGGTCCAAGTGCGATTACCTTTCTTGCCTTGAACCATCTTGAAGCCGGGTATTGCTTCACCTGCATGCATCTTTTGATGAACTGTTGAATCGACTGCTTTAATCCATCCTTCAAGAAGGGGGATTACCGCATACATACGGCTAAGTTGCTCGTTCTCTAAACTCGGAACTTGTGCCGTTGCATTAGCGATTTCTTCTTGCAAATCGAGTTGGGTTAAATCCTCAAACTCGCCTGCAATGGTTTCTACCAAGTGCTTTTGTAGCGCAGGGCAAGTTGCCTTTGCTTTACACCAGTGGCACTGTTTCTCACCAGGATTAAATGAACCGTCTAGGTCGGCAATCGCGCCCATATCGCCTTCATCTAATCCCGCTTCTAAAGAGCGGATATGAGAAGCAGATGCTTTGGCTTTATCAGCAAAGTCGTAAAGTTCTTCTACTGTTAATACAGATTCAGATTGATAGCCTAAGCGTGGTTGATGGATGACCATTCGGACTTGTTTAAAGTCGCCGAACATTCCAAATGTCGCTAAAGCACCTAATCCGTAAAGTGATGTTTGCTCGTTTTCTTCGGCATCCACTTTTACGCCCTTACCGTATTTCAAGTCATGGACCTGAATTTCTGTTTCAGTAAGAATTACAACATCACTTGTACCGAAGGAGCCCTCAACACCTATGAACTCGGAAAAATCAACACGCTGTTCTACAAGTAACTCGTTGCCTTCGGCTTGAGCACGTACGGCATCTAAATAGACTTGGACGTTCTCAACCATTTCTGCATCTACGGTGAAGAAACTAGAAACGGGGCTTTCAGTAACTGCATCAATCCAAAGGGCATTACCTTTGATAATGACAATTGTGTGGCCTTCAAAATCTGCTGCATTCTTTTCTTGCTCTAAACATTCAGACGCAAGGAAGTGTGCAGCGGTGCCTAGATCGGCGTGTTCTGAACTGCTGTCAGGTAGGTCTTTTTCGAGAATTACGCTACCTGCACAACGCATCCAACGGTGAGCCGAAGAAGGACTTAATTTTGCATGTGCTGTCATGACTTAATCCTTATTGGGCTGCCGTAAAGCCTGCTACAACTGCCAAAGCAATAATGATGAACAGGGCAATGGTAAATCCGATTAATTCGCCAACTGTAAACACGGCTTTAATTCGCTTATTTAAAAAATGGGTTTGAGTGTTCATGTGCATTTCCTTATGCAAGTGCTTTTTCGCAAGCTTCAATAACAGCCGCGTATTTATCCGTAGGGATTGTTGCAACCGTAGTAACGCCGATATCGCTTAAGATTTTTAAAAGTGCAGCACGGTCTTTTTTAGCTACTGCTAAACAAGTGTCTTTCACTTCTTTTTCAGTGATTTCTGATTTAGTTGTTTCTTCAACAACTTCATCTTTTGGCTCTTCAACTGGTGCAGTTTCAGATTTGGTTTCTTGTACTTCTTCAACCTTTTCTGCTTTGGTTTCTTTAACCGTTTGAGTTTTTGCAGGGTTAGAAGTTTTAACTTCGGCGTTTTTACTTTCAGGCTTTGCGTCTGCTGCGTTGGTTTCACCAAATACATAAACTTCGATGTTTGAAGCTTGTGCAACGATATCTTTTGAGTTTGTTAAACCCGCTTTGATAAGGTCTTGGCAGATTAGGCTGCGCCATGTATGAATATCTGTTGTCATGGTTTTTATCTCACTTGTTGCGTTTGTCTCAACATGATTGATAAGTTACTCACAACATTAAGTTGCGTCAAGTGCAACTTTTTAAAAATATGCATAAAAAAACCTGCTTTTAAAGCAGGTCATTGAAAATTAATGAATTAAAGTTTTAACTAAATCTTGTACGGCGTTTTGCACGATATACATAGCGTACTGAATCGATAACTTGACCCACAAAAATACAATCTTCGTCTAAGGGAATGATGTTTGGAACAAAGTTTGGATTGATGGCTTGAAGATATCTTGAGCCGTCAGATTCAATAATTAATTTCTTAAAAGTTGCATCGGAATGTTTACGAACAACGATTACATCGCCCGATTGCATATCAGCGTAATAAACAGATGGGTCTACTAAAATATAATCACCTTCTAAAAATTCAGGCTCATTACTAACGCCCTTTACTTTTAGATAGAAGCAATCTTCACAACCATCGTCAGGTGCGGGCAACCATTCTGTTACTTCTGATAAATCAACAGCTTCTGCATTTGTCCAAACACCTGCTTGTACCCAAGAAAGTACAGGGAGCTTATTGTTTTTGCGAAGGCCTGTAACATTAGGTTGTTCAATACCTTCTGCCATTTCAAATAGCGCTGACACTGTCACATTAAAAGCTGAAGCAATTTTTTCGAGCTTATCTATATCGGGGAATTGTTTACCAGATTCATAGCGGGAAACATTGCCCTTATCGACCCCTAACTTATCTGCAAGGTCTTGTTGGCTCATCTTTTTAGCTGCTCTCAACTGCTTAATTGCATTACCTAGTCCGGCCTTCATGTGTTTTTCCAAATGTGCGCTATTTAGCATTGTTGAGAAATTTTATTATTAAGTTTGCGTTTGACGCAATAAATTTCAACGCAACAAGTCTTGATAATTTGTTGCGTTTAATGCAACATGAGTCTAATTGTAGGATGAAAGGTAATTAAAAATGTCTACACCGCTTCGTCAAATCAGACTGAAAAATAATTATTCCCTTGCGGAAGTAGCGGCGGCTGTTGGTTCTGACGCGGGGAACTTATCGCGTATTGAAAAGGGCAATCAAAAGCCGTCCTTACAACTAGCAGCAGACCTTTCAAAGTTTTTCAACGAAGAAATCTCTGAGTTAGAGCTTCTTTACCCTGAGCGCTACGTAACAGAAGGGTATTTCGAAGACCTCACACAAGAGGAGAATGCCGAATGACTGAAGGTCAAAAATTTGATAACGCGAAGCCACGTTTCTCGTTAATTCCAAAAGGTTCGCTTGCGCCCGTAATCAATGTACTTGAATTCGGTGCGCGTAAATATTCAGAAGACAATTGGCGCAAGGTTGCCAATGCAGAAACACGATATTTCGATGCAGCTCACCGACATTTAAATGCTTGGTGGGATGGGCAAACAGTAGACCCTGAAACGGGTGAACCACATTTAGCACATGCAGTTAGCTGTTTGCTTTTTCTCATTGCATTGGAAAAGAACAGTATTCGTGCAATGTGCATTACTTGCGGTTTTCATCCGTGCCAATGTGCGAAGACCTCTTACGACATGAAGGTGGGTTGATATGGATGCTAAAGATTTTAAAGTGGGTGACTTAATAACTTATAACGAGTCAGATTTTATTTATAAAATCGATACGCTAAATAGTGATGGATTCCATGCAACTACTGTACATCCCGTCAAGCGTTGCATAATTGCGCTTTTCGAACACGACAATATTAATCACGCCTCTCCTGAAGAAATTAAAGCAGGTTGCCGCCTTGATGAAGATGTGGTGCCCGTTTACGTCAATCCTCAATTTGCCTACACAGTGTTATCTGGTGCTCAAGTTGGTTCAGTGCTTCAGCTCACACCACAAATTGATGACATGGGCGACGATAGCAATTTAGATCATCACGTTTCACCTTTCTGTGAGGTGCGTGACGTATGAGCTATTTCAAGGAACACGGAAAAACCTTACTTGCTCATCACTACATGATTGTGCCGATCAAGCAAGGTTTAAAACGTCCGATTATGGACGGATGGCAAAACGTTCGACTTACTGCAAGTGACATACCGCGCTTTGCAAATCAAGGCGTGGGCATTTTAACAGGTCAAGGACCTTTCCCGATTTGTGCAGTTGATATCGACGTAACAGACGCAGAATTATCACACCGTTTTGCAGAATGGTGCCGTGATAATTTAGGTGTGAGCTGTGAGCGTGTCGGGAATGCACCAAAGATATTACTGGTGTATAGAGCTGAAGATTCTGATTGGGGTAAATCAACTTCGGCGTGGTTTGCCGATCCTGCCGAAGTAGATAAACCTTTTAAAGAAATACACAAACATCGTATCGAAGTGCTTGGGCGCGGTCAACAATTCGTCGCGTACCATGTTCACCCTGATACGGGTAAACCGTATGAATGGGTTGATTTCTTCGGTGGGCTAACTGAATTTGCTGCTAATGCTTTGCCGACCATTACTAAAGAACAGGTCGAAGAAGCGGTAAAAGCTTTTGAACGTATGGCCGAAGAACACGGCTTTGTGCGTGTGAAAAACAGCAAATCGCGTATTGGTGCTTTGACGTCTAGCGAACTCGCGGATGAAGAAGATTTATTAATGACGACCACGGCAACAATCGGTTGGTCGTTGGATGATGCAAAAAAATATTTAGAACATATAGACAATGAAGATTATGACACTTGGCTTCGCGTGGGGATGTCTTTACATCATGAGTTTGACGGCAGTGACGTTGCTCTCGAACTATGGAATGAATGGAGTTCTACCGCATCGAATTACGTTAGCTTTGAAGAGCTTGAATACCGTTGGGGTACGTTTAGCGGTACGGGTTCAACCATCATCACAGCGCACTGGTTACTTAAAACAGGTCGTGAATCTAAACAAGCAAAACTTAGATTAGAGAAACGGCAGATTCTTGCTGACATTAAAAATCAGATTGCTGATTGCCGTGACCAACAAGAGCTTTTGCAGGTTGTAGCCAAAGAAGCAGGCAAGGTTGCAGGTACTGACCTTGCTTTGCGTACTGAACTATCGGGACTTATCCGTCAGCGCTTCAAGCAATTAACAAAGATCAGCATTTCAGCGCGTGAAGTGAATATCGCAATGGGCGGTCGAAAAGTGCAAATTGCACTTGATGATGCCCAAAAGCGCCCGATGACTGAATTTGGTAATGCTTCAAGAATGCTAGACGCGTACGGCAATGAAATTATGTTTATTGCCGAAACAAATACCTGGTACCGATGGAATGGTGTTTATTGGGAATCGTGCGTGAACATGGTCATCGAGCAGTATGCAAAGCAAACTGTTTTGGCTATGGGTGACGAAGCTAAAAAGATTGATGACGATGCGCAACGTGCCGAGTTCTATCAATTCTGTGCAATGTCTCAAAAGGCGTTCATGGTCAAAAACATGGTGACGCTTGCTCAATCCGATCCACGTGTATTGGTTCCGATCAAAGAATTAGACAGTGATATTTATTTACTGGGCTGTGCAAACGGCGCGGTGAATTTGCGTGATGGTGAATTGGTTAAGCCAAGTCAAGAATTGCTAATCACATATAGCACTGGTGTTGAATACAACCCTAAAGCCAAATGTCCTCTATTTGAAAAGACTGTTCTTGATGCCTTTTTTGGCGATGAAGAAATGGCTAATTTTTTCCGTCGTTTAATGGGCTACGCAATTTTAGGTAATCCAAAAGAAAACCTTATGGTCATCCCGTTCGGTGATGGCTCTAACGGTAAATCAACCGTACTCACAACCATTTTCAAAGCACTTGGTGATTACGCCAAGATGACGCCCGCTGAAACATTCTTAGGTGAAGGCCGAAGTAATGCAGGCGGTGCGCGTGAGGATTTATTGCGTTTACGTGGTGCCCGTTTTGTCTATGTCGGTGAACCGGAAGAAAACAAGGAATTAAAAGAAGGCTTGGTTAAATCCATGACAGGCGGTGAATCCATCACGGCCCGCGGTCTTTATTCGCGAGTTTCTGTTGAGTTCAAGCCAACGTGGACCGTTGTAATGCCAACGAACCATAAGCCAATCATTAAAGGCGGTGACCATGGTATTTGGCGTCGCTTAATGATGATTCCTTTCCAACGAAATTATGACGCTGACAAGTCTCTTGTTAAAGACCCGAACCGATCTGAAAAACTTCAGGCTGAACTTGAAGGCGTTTTAGCTTGGCTTGTGCGTGGTGCGCTTGAATATCAGCAAGAAGGCCTGAACGAGCCGAACAAGACGAAACAAGCACGTGACGAATATCGCGATGAAATGGACCTTTTAAAGGACTGGATTAGTGAGTGCTGTGAGCTTGGTGATTATCGCGAAACGTCTCAAAACCTTTGGGTGAGTTGGGAAGCGTATGCAAAAGCACGTAACGAATTGCGCTATATCCCTTCATCAAGGGCGCTAGGTCGGCGGCTTAGTAGCAGATTTCAGTTAATCCGTAGTACAGGCGGCAAACGGCTTTTTGCAGGTATTAGGGTTTCCGTAACTCCTGATTCCGAATTATTTGCAGATGAGAGTAGTAAGCAATGAGAGTTTAACACGTAGTTTTTTGCGTATACGCAAATTTCTGCGTGTTTGTTGGTGTAGGCAAGTCTAACGAGTGACGTTAGTGACGTTTAAAGTGCGTTTTTCCCTTAATTTCTATTTATATATATAGGACTTTTAGGAAAAAAGAATAAATAACGTCACTAACGTCACTCCAAAGACAAAAACGCAGAAATTAACGACTTGGAGGAGCGCGCCCATGCCTGTTTTGGCTTTTCTCCCTGAATTTGTAGTGAAAGACAAAGTAAAGCGTAGCTCTGAGCCAAAAGTTACAGAGGAAGACGTGAAAAACATTCGAGCACTACATAAATCGGGCATGTCTTACAGACAACTTGGTCATAAATACGAAATTTCCCACGAGATGTGCAGACGTATTTGCGTGGGGTACTGCTATAAGGAGGTTTTCTAATGGCTTTACGTGGAAAACAGCAAAGATTTGTTGATGAATATCTGATTGATCGTAATGCAACGCAAGCTGCAATTCGCGCAGGATATTCTGCAAAAACTGCATATTCAATCGGCGAACAGAACTTGAAAAAACTTGAAGTTAAAAAAGCCATTGAAGAAGGCGAAAAAGAACTTGCAGAACGCAACAAGATCACTCAAGACAAGGTATTAAATCGCTTATGGGAAATGGCAACGGCTGACCCTAACGAATTAACGCGATATACACGTGTTAATTGCCGATTCTGTTGGGGTATTGACCACAATTACCAATGGACAGTAGGCGAATTTAAAAGAGCAATTCAACACGCGCACGACACGAATGCACCTGAACCAAAATGTGAAGGCGGTTTAGATTTTGATCGTCTCAAAGCGCCTAATCCAGATTGCCCAGAATGCCGCGGCGAAGGCGTTGGCTATACGTATATCGCAGATACGACACGTGTAAGTGACCAAGCCAAATTGCTTTATGCAGGTATTAAAGAATCTCAGCACGGCATAGAAATCAAAATGAATGACCAAGTCGCTGCTTTGATTAAAGCAGGTCAGCACATTGGCATGTTCAAAGACCGTGTAGAACTTGGCAACGACCCAGAAAACCCGCTAACCGATCCAAAAGCAGCAAGCACGCAGCTTCGTCTACTTGCCAAGTTGAAAAAGGCTAAGGCCAAAAATAAGGGGGAAGACGATGCGTGAACAGCACAATTACAAAATCGGACAGCAAGTCTATTTGCCCACGAGACGTAAGTATTACTACATCAACGGCATTCATACAAACAAAGGCTTTTGGCTGACAGGTATTGAAGACTTCACACTGTCTTTGAATGAAGAACCAAATAAAGCCACCAAGCACGATAAAACGTTTCGTGTTCAACCTTGGCAAGTGGAGGCTATTTGATCATGGATAAATACTTTTGGATTTTCCTAATGGTTTTGGTTATTTGCGCCACTTACGCAAAAGTGCATGGTGTGAACCTATGACCAAAACCCATGATGACGAACTACTCGCATTAATTGCGGATATGAGCGAATCGGAAATTGAGCAATTCATTAATTCGCTTGATGAAGATGAACGTGCAGTTATCAGCAGGATTCTTGCAAATGCGCCTGTATGGTTTCCGCTTGAAGGTCCGCAAATGGCTGCTTACACATCGGATGCCGACATTATCGGTTACGGCGGTGCAGCAGGTGGGGGCAAGACCGATTTGATTGCAGGCTTGTCACTCAATGTCCATAAACGCGTGCTGATTGTACGGCGCGAGAAGGCACAGACAGACGGCATTGTGCAACGTATCGAAGAGATCGTAGGGCACAAGAACGGGTACAACACGCAAAAGTCAGCATGGCGCTTTGACAATGGCCGTCTCTTAGAGTTCGGCGGCCTTGACAACATGGGCGATGAGAAACGTTGGCAAGGGCGTGCGCATGACTTGAAGGCATTGGATGAAGCTACAGAAATCCGTGAGTCACAAGCAATGTTCGTAATGGGTTGGAATCGTACTAGCGACCCAACGATAAAACCAAAGTGCCTTTTGACATTTAACCCGCCTACTACAGCCGAAGGCCGTTGGGTTTTAGATTTCTTTGCACCTTGGATTAAGAAAGGGCATCCGAACCCTGCACAGCCGGGCGAGTTGCGTTGGTTCGCACGTATCGGCGGCAAAGATCAAGAAGTTGAGAGTAATAAACCCTTTGTACTTATTGACGATCATATTGTTTATGACTTTGACCCTAAAGACTACAAGCCCGAACTCATCATTAAACCTAAATCACGCACGTTCATTCCTGCACGTGTGACGGACAACAAGTACTACATGGAAACAGGCTACATGAGTACCTTGCAAGCATTGCCTGAACCTTTGAGGTCACAAATGTTATACGGCGATTTCGGTGCGGGTATTGAAGACGACCCTTGGCAAGTTATTCCTACAGAATGGGTTGAAGCGGCTCAAGCACGTTGGAAACCACTTGAAGACATGCGCATTTTGCATCGTGGAGATTTCAAGATGGATTCTTACGGATTGGACGTTGCACGTGGTGGAGGCGATAACACGATTGGTTTTGCGCGTTACGGTTATTGGTACGACAACCCCAATGTACTTGAAGGTAAGGATTCACCAGATGGGCCAACAAGCGCATCGTTTGCTGTCTCACATGTTCGCGACCTTGCACCCATTCATGTCGATGTCATTGGCGTTGGTGCAAGTACATACGATTTCTTAAAGCAATCAGGCATTCACGCTGTGCCTGTGGACGTACGCAATGCTGCAACTTCTTTCGACCGTTCAGGGCAACTTAGTTTTTATAACTTGCGTTCCCAACTCTGGTGGCAGTTCCGTGAAGCATTAGACCCTGCATACGGCAGTACAGTTGCTTTGCCGCCTGAACCAAAGCTTTTAGCCGATTTAACGGCACCACGTTGGGGATTGCAGAGAACCAAAATCAAAGTGGAATCTCGAGAGGAAATTATTAAGCGTATTGGCCGCAGTCCCGACTACGGCTCTGCAATTATCAATGCGCAAATTGATACGCCTAAACGACACATTATGCAGACGATCAATGCATCAGCTGCAAGACGTGATTATGACCCTTACGCGTAGTGTCAACAGGAAACAGGGCCTTTTCAATGTGCCAATCGCATAATGTCGAAAAAGGCAAAACTAATCGGAGTCCTTCAATGTGCGTGAAAAATATTCTTGACGGCGTAACCAATATTCTTGGGATGGATGCACCAAAGGCGCAAGTCATTGCACCGCCAAAGCAACCAACGCGCCAAGATTCTAAATCTCCTGATTCATCCGCGACCATTGACCGTGTACAGCAAGCACAAAATTCCATGTCTGGTGGTATTGCAAATACGCTTTATACCGATGCTCAAGGCGTGAGTGACGAAGATTTTCGCTTAGGCAAGAAAACTTTATTAGGCGGTTAAGATGACTGAAGACGATATCAGAGCGCTGAAAAAACGGTTTGATGCCGTTTGGCAATTACGTGTAAATGATATGGACGATTATTGTGCCGAATTAGCATTACACGTTTTGCCTGCTGCCATCAAAACGATTAAAGACCAAGAAAAGCATGACCGATCTGCATGGTCCAAAATTGTTGATAACACTGGTAAAGACTCGTTGAAAACCCTTGCAGCGGGTATGGTATCGGGCACTTGTTCGCCAAGTCGTAAATGGTTCACCTTGCAAGCCGCAGATGAATCATTGCAAAAGGATATTGAAGTTCGCCAATGGCTTAAAGCTGTTGAGGATGCTTGTTATGTTGCTTTTTCAAAAAGCAATGTTTATCGAACTGTGCATCATATTTACATGCAAGAAGGCGCTTTCGGCATTGGTGCGGCGTTAGCACCTGAACATGGCCGCAATTCAAAAGCTCAACTCATGGATTTAATACCGCTTACTTTCGGTGAGTTTGCTATCACAACGGACGAGTTTAATAAACCGAACGGCGTTTATCGCAAATTCAAATTAACCTCTATCAACATGGTTAAATATTTTGGATTGGATAACGTTTCGGATGCTATTAAGAACGCGTTTGAAAATAAAAACTACGAACAAGAGTTTGAAGTTTGCCATGCAATTTATGAACGAGTAGATGCAAAAGGGTATGGACCTAAAAACATGCCTTTCGCTTCAATTTACTATGAACCAAGTTCATCAAATAAATTGCTACGCGAAAGTGGCTTAATGAGTTTTCAGGTTATTTGCGGACGTTGGACTGTTTCAAGTAGTGATGTGTACGGCGAAGGACCTGCAAGCGATTGCATTGGTGATTTACGTGCATTACAGAAAGGTCATCAACAAATTGCAGTAGGTGTGGACTATCAAGTTCGACCGCCTTTGCTTTTACCTGATTACTTGAAAGGTCATGAGCGTGAGACATTGCCAAACGGTATTGCATTTTACCAAGCGTCACCAACGAGCCAAGTTGCACAAGTTCAAGCAATGTTGAATGTGCAATTCGATTTGAACGGTGTTATGGCGCAGATTGCACAATGTCAAGAGCGTGTTAAACGCGCATTTCATACAGATTTGTTCATGATGCTTGATGCTTTTGATAAAGGCAAAATGACCGCTACAGAAGTATATGAACGCAAATCTGAAAAGATGCTCATGCTTGGTCCGGTAGTAGAACGTCAAATTGATGAATTATTGCGTCCACTCGTTGAAATCTGCGTTGAGCGTGTATTAGCAAACAGTGAATACCTACGCCAAATTGCACCAGAAGCTATTCAAAACGCCGATGTCGAAATCAATTTCGTATCCATACTTGCACTTGCACAGAAATCTTCTGGCTCGGCGATTCTTGAACGTGCCCTTGCTATGATTGGGCAAGTAGCCCAAGTTGACCCCCAAGTACTCGATAAAGTTGATACAGATAAATTTATGGATGAATACGCGGAGATTAACGGCGTATCGCCTGATATTTTCCGTCCTCAACGTATCGTTGACCAAATCCGTAGTGACCGTGCAGCACAACAACAAATTGCACAGCAACAAGCCCTTGCTGCCCAACAAGCACAAACGCAAAACACTAACGCCAATACGGTTAAGACCGTAAGCAATACAGATGCAGAAACTTTGTCTGACATGTTCTTGCAAGGCGGTGGCGCATGAGCGATTTAGAAACAAAAGCTAAAGAAAATAAGAGTGAACGTGACCAGGAACTAAATGACCTGCGCTCAATCTTGGAAACGGAACACGGTAAACGTTTTCTAATGCGATTAATTGATCGGGCAAGCATATTTCAACCCACCTATGGCGGTGGGTCACAAATCAGTGATTTTGCTTTCATGGAAGGCCGCCGAGAGTTTGGCCTATACATCCTTGGTGAAATCACACAAGCCAATTCAGATGCATGGCTAGACATGCAGAAACAACGATTTTCAAAACTTAAAGAGAAGGTGAACCATGAGCGAAGTGACAACAACTACGACAGCAACTGATGCAGCAACTACCGCTACTACAACGGATACACCTGCTGTAACTACAACTGCTACTGAAACAGGTGGAGGCAATCCTGCTACAACTCAGGTTGAAACCACACCTACTACAAGCACTACTACAGAAAATACTGAAACAAAGCCTGAAGTTTTATTAGGTGGTGAAGAACCGCCTGCAGAACAACCAATTCAATACACAGATTTCACTATGCCTGAAGGGTACTCTCTGAATCCAGAAGATTCAAAAACCCTTCAGGAACTTGGGCAGCAGTTCAAAATGCCGCAAGAAGCGGTGCAAAAACTTGTCGATTTAGGCGTGCAAATGCAACAACGACAAGCGCAGGAACAGCAAAAAGTGATTGCTTCTTGGGTTGATGCAGCTAAAGCGGACCCTGAATACGGCGGGGAAAAATTGAAGGAAAACCTGTTGACAGCACAACGCGCCTTCAGCTTACCACGTGGCGCTGAAATCTCTAAGATTCTCTTTAAGAGCGGACTCGGTAACCATCCCGCTGTAATTGGCTTTATGACAGAAGTTGGTAAGTTGTTAGAAGGTGACAACATGACACATGGAAAAGGCACAAATACAGCGAACGTGGCACCAGCGGCCGTATGGTATGACAAATCATAAGGAATACTTAGATGCCTACGATTGTACAAACAAACCCAACATTAGCCGACGTTGCCCATAACATTGGTACGAACTCTAAAGTTGGGGCGATTATCGAAGTACTCAACAAACGTCAAGACTTACTTGACGATGCTGTAGTGCTTGAAGCAAATAGTGGTACCCACAATAAAACTAGCGTTCGCTCAGGTTTACCAAAAGGTACATGGCGTAAATTGAACTATGGTGTGCAACCCGAAAAAACATCACGTGTTCAAGTCTCTGATAGTACTGGTCAGTTAACTTCGTATTCAGAAGTTGATAAAACCTTGTACGACCTTCAAGGCGAAAATAAAAAACAATGGCGCTCTGAAGAAGATGCAGGCTTCTTAGAGGGTATGTCACAAGAGGTAATGGAAAACATTATCTATGGTGATGTTGCAGGTGATGTATCTACCTTTAACGGTTTAGCAACGCGTTACAACCATCTTATTGACCCTGAAACAGGCGTAGCACCTGCAAACGCTGTAAACATTCTGGATGCAGGCGGTACAGGCACTGACAATACGTCAATTTACATTGTGCAGTGGGGGCGTGAAAAAACTCACTTGTTCTATCCGCAAGGTACGCAAGCGGGTCTTGATATTCAGGACAAAGGGCAACAAACGGTACTTGATGCGCAAGGCGGCCGTTATGAAGCAATGCGAACATACTTCCAATGGGACGTGGGTTTATCTGTACGTGACTGGCGCTCGGTTGTTCGTATCGCAAACATTGATGTTTCGGACCTTTCAAAAGATGCATCTACTGGTGCAAATCTTATTGATTTATTGGACGAAGCACTTTCTCTCTTACCACTTGCAGGTTCAGCACGTACAGCAATCTACATGAACCGTACTGTTAACCAAGCGCTTAAAGGCCAAGTCAATCACTTTAAAAATGTGCGCTTGACTCTTGAAGACTTCCGTAAAGACGGTAGCCGCAAAATTCAAGCATGGGATGGTGAGCCGATTCGCATCTGTGATGTGATTCTTAACACTGAAGCCCGTGTAGTTTAAGGAGAATTTAACCATGGCATTAGTTGATAAATTACTACAGTTCTCCGATAAGCAAGCTATTGCGGCGGGTGCTAGTACTTTCACTTTGGACACAGTACATAAATCTGTTGGTACAGCGGGTTTACCTATCTGCCTTCAAGGGCATGTAGTTGGACCTGCAAACGCTACCGTTACAGTGACACTCGAAGAAAGTGCAGACGGTACAACTTTTACAGCGGCAGCCGCGTCAAAAGCGTTTAAAGCCGCTGAACTGAACAAAGGTACGTTCTTTTACGTGAACAGTGCGACAAAACGTTTTATCCGTTTGTCTTATGCTGTCGCAAATGCGCCCACTGGTTCTATTTCGGCTTGGTTGGGCAATGAAGCGGATATCCGTACAAACTACGACGCTGTAAGCGGCGCAACTGTTCCAGTTTAATCGAGGTATTTTAGATGTCAGACCAAGTATTAGTAGTTGCTATCAAAAAAGGTTTTTACCATGGTATTCGTGACGTAGGTACAGAATTCTATGTGCCTGCGGGTTTAGTGAACCCAAAAGTAAAAACTTGGTTTAAGCCAGTTGAAGAAAAGCCGAAAGCATCAGGCCGCGGCGCGACAGGCTCAACACAAGCTGAGTAAAGCATATGAGATCAATTGTTGATCTTTGCAATTTAGCCCTGTCGCATCTCGCGCAGGGCTATGTTGTAAATGAACTAACCGAACCGACAAAACATGCAAGATTGTGTAATACCTTTTACCCGATTTGCCGTAGAGAGCTGTTGGACAACGAACATCAATGGACGTTTGCCATTAAGCGCGTTCGATTGAATGTCGATGCAGGGTATGAGTTTGGCACGGCGTATGTTCTACCGAGCGACAAGGTCCGCATATTTCAGCTTGAATCAGGCAGCCGATTCTATGTAGAAGGCAATCTTCTATTCACAGAAGATACCGCACCAATCTTACGCTATGTTCACGATGTGAAAGACTTGGCATTAATGCCCGATTCTTTCAAGACCGCTCTATCTTATTTGTTGGCCGCACGAATAGCAGGCCCTTTGACACAGAATGAGCAAAAACAAATCTCCATGATGCAGCTTTATGAAATTGAAAAGAACAAAGCAATTTTCATTGACCTGCAACAACATCGGATTGAAGCACGGCCTGAGCATACAGGCTCAATGTTTGAGGCACGATAAATGCAATATTCGTTTAATGGTGGCGTAATTTCGCCGGATATGTTTGGCCGCATTGATCAGGCGAAATATCAGACAGGCGTTGCTAAATGCAAAAACATGTATGTTGAGCTATTCGGCGGTCTTGTATATAGAGCAGGGTTTAGATACGTACACCATTATCCGAAATCTCATGGAAAGATGCGTCTTATCCGTTTTGTCTTTAGTGAAGAACAGGCGGTTGTTTTGGCTATTCGTGCCGGTGCGGTTAACTTCTTTGCAAAAGGTGGAATACTTCTAAATGATGCGGGCCAACCATTAGAAGTTGAATTACCTTATGCAGAAGAGCATTTAATGCAACTTCGATATGCTCAATCTGCAGATGTTGTAACGATTACGCATCCAGATTACCCACCAAGAAAAATTATTCGTAAAGGCGCAACCGAATGGAGCACTGAAGTTGTAAGTGTCGGTTATGGATTAACTCCACCCCAAAACGTTGCAGCAACAGCACATATTGAAGATAAATATAAAGAAGGCGGTAATATGCACGACTCATATATTGAGCGTGATTACTCATACCAAGTTACCGCAGTTGATGAACAAAATGAATCTGCTGCATCTACAAAAGTCACTGTTAAAAACGATATTACTCTTGCAGGCAACTACAACACGATTACGTGGGATGTTGTAACAGGTGCAACTAGATATAACATCTTTAAATTACGTTCTGGTTTAGCAAGCTATATTGGTGAAACTACTGAAACAAGTTTTACCGATGACAACATTGAAACAAACGGTTCAATCACCCCGCCATTAATCCGTAATCCGTTTGAATTTAACCCTACTGCGGTTGCGTATCATGGGCAGCGAAAAGTTTATGGCGGTGGGTACCAATCGCCACAATGGATACGAATGTCGCGCACGGCTACAGATGATAATTTTGGTTATCACATTCCTACACAAGATACTGACTCAATCCAAATACGTTTTGCTGCACGTGACGGCAATGGCGTTAAACACTTAATCACTCTGAATGATTTGCTTGTTTTAACAAGCGGTGCAATGTGGAAACTTTCGTCTGATGGTGCTATGACCGCAGCAAGCGTAAATATGAATAAACAATACAGTACTGGTGCAAATGATGTTACACCCGTAGAGGTGGACGGCGCAGCAGTATTTGCTTCTGATCAAACAGGCCATGTACATGAGGCATCTTTAGCAAGTGGTTACAATGCTTCTTATTATCAAACACTAGATTTATCAATTATGTGTCCACAACTTTTTGATGGGCATAAAATTATAGATTGCGCTGCTATACGCAACCCTTTGAATATTATATATTTTGTTCGTGATGATGGGGTTTTGCTTTCATTAACCTACGAACCACAACAACAAGTATGGGCATGGGCAGAACACCATACGGACGGCAAATTTCTATCAGTTGCTGAAATACCTGAAGAGAATCAATCAGTTCTATACGCTTTTATTGAGCGTAATGGTTTTTATACTATTGAGCGGATGCTCACACGCCAACCACTAGATATGAAAGATAAATGTTATCTGGACAGCAGCATTCAATATAAAGGCGAACCAACAGATGTTTTAAGCGGTCTGGATTGGTTAGAGGGGCAAACGGTTTCTATATTTGCTGATGGCGGTGTAAAGCCTGAAGCGGTCGTTACAGATGGAAAAATTAAACTTACTCGTAAACTATCAAATGTTTTAGTTGGCTTGCCATATGTAGCAGAAATGCAGACCTTGCCGATTTATAGAGAACAAAGCAGTCCGACTAAGCCG